GGGACGGAGGATTCCCCCGTCCCGGCTAACAAGAAGACTATGAACAGGACAAAGGAACCTCTGGACATATACGATGACCGGCCAAAGGAGCTGACGGCGTACCTCCGGCATAACGGCTGGCACTTCAACAAAAAGCTGTGCGACTTCGCCGTGTCGCTCATGCGCAGGATGAACCCGGCAACCGGAAAAAGCGAGAAGGTCGAACCCATGACCAAGGACAAGGTGGACGAACTTCTGGCCAAGAACGGGGTCAGGGTGGAGAACAACACATTATATGACTATGTATACGTGGCCAACCAGGCAAAAGCGGACTGTTTCAAGTCCTCCATCGCCGACGAGCCCCATCTGGCGCTTTACGTCAAGGATATCATAGATGACTATGACGCTCCGGAAGGCATGGTCATGTGCATGTGGTATGCGAAAATGACAAGGGCCGGGGAACCGGTGGAATGGGACGAGATGTTATGATCCGCCAGCGGTTTGACATAGAGGAATACGGCTGGAAGGTGGAGGTCTACTATGCCGTGGACTGTTACTACACCGACGAGATCATTGGCAGGCTCTATGACATAGGCTGCCGCGGGGATGATCTGGAAACGGCGTACAGGAACCTGTCCTCCGGCAAACCGGACACCGGACTCACCTATTCCAACTACGGCACAAGGCAGACGGTCATGGTGATAGGGATCACATCGTCACCCGCCGAGTTCCAGAACTCCTATGACCATGAGAGGAAGCACCTGGAAGCGCACATGGCAAAGGCACTGGGGATCGACCCGTGGGGCGAGGAGATATGCTACCTGTCCGGCAATATAGGACAGAAGATGTTCGACAAGGCCAGGTTGCTGCTGTGTGATTGTGAATGTTGTAAGAAACAGATAAAGGAACTTATATGAAAAAGAAAGAAATCAGGAAAGCGCTGGAAGGCGGCACGCCGTTCTCAAGCCTGTACTCCCTTCTCCCCTCCGGGCAGAAGGAGAAATTCAAACAGTTCGCCGCGGCATTCGGATTCACGGAGCGGCAGGTCAGGGAAAGACTGCGGAAAGAAACACGATAGCTTCTCATTGACAACGGGCGCCCCCGCATATTATTGTATGCCGCAGGGCGCCCGTTCTGTTTTTATCCGATATTTAATCTTTCCTCAAACTCCGCAATGATACAGTCTGCGTCACCACCATGTACCCAGTTATCCAAAACAGAGGAAAGAACTTCGATGGCTTTCCGTTTCATTTCTTCCTCTGCCATTGCAAGAGCTTTAAGAGCATTTTCTTTTGCGATAACCGGGTAGTCGGGATTGACTACCACAAAACTCTCACTTTTAATATATTCTTTTGACTTGTTCATTATTTATCTTTTATAAATTCAAGTTTGTACCCTAAATACCCCGATTTACCTTCCGCATCCATAGCCCGTCCTGTCAAGTTACCATAAAGTTCATCCATGATAATGTAGAATATTACTTTGGGCAATGGCTTTTGCAGATATTCAATGTACACATTAAATAATTCATGCTTTGGAGTTACCGTTTCGATTTCTCTGAAACATTCGGTTATCGGACGGAAAGAAAATCCATTTTTCTTTGGGTTGGTCAATAGTTCCTTATAGGCAGCTACAAGACCAGGAGATAATTGTATTGTTTCACTCATTGCTGTTCAGTTATTAATCGGTTTTTACTATTTTCCCATTATCCAATATCAAATATAACCAGCATTTATAGCTGACTGTATCCGCCCATTGGTGAGCATATTTCAAATACTGATGTAGCTTATACCTTCCGGGATTATTCATCATTTTATTTCTTATTCTTTTTTTCATCATTTATGTACTTTTACACATAGAACAAAATCTAAACCTTTTGCAATCCACAGCATTCCTGTGATATCTATCTGCGCATGCAGCAAAGAAAGTGCAGTTATGACAATCTCTTTTAAATTTTTTCTTTTTCTTTACTTTAGGATATTTCATTTCTCATTGGTCATGAACATACTGATTCAAGCTGTTAATAAACCCATCACCGTCAAGACCTTCATCACAATCATCAAACATATCAAGTTCACAGGCTAATTGGAGGCAATCACAGTGACACACCCAGTCATAAATACACCCGTCATAAACATTGGTCTGCCTGTAATATTTTTCTCCAACGTGTATTACTTCACCGCAAAATTCACATCTATGCTCTTTGCGAGCGATAGTAGTTTTATTTCTTAATACTTTTATCATTTTAATTCATTAATTAAAGCATCAGCACAAGCAATTGCAAACCGAGCAATGCTTATAGGTATTGTATGTTTCTCTCCTTTCTTGTAATCTGCTTCCGAACAAGCGTAACCAACTTCTGTATTGTCACTTAAAATCCCTTGCATTGCGGATTTAGCCAGTTCGTATCTACGCTGTTCCCAGTCAATAGCTGAAAAATCAAGTTCGCATTCCTTGAAAACCATGTTATCACATACATATAAATAATCTCTGCTATGTTGAGAGTTGATGTTTAATCGGGGAATTACATCTACCAAAACCCCTGTTGATTTTACTCTTGCTTTCATATTTAATTTTCTGATTTAATAATAGTACCAAATGAACGATACCTACGCCAAACCATATTTCCACGTTGAATACTAGTAAGCCAATCACAAGCCTTAAAAACTTGTCCTACATTATATAAAAATGGTCGTTTTTGTATTTTTCTTTTTATTCTTGCTTTCATTGTTCCTCCTTTGTTTTAATATCCGTTACTTTGCCACGACTGATAAAACACTGACCTATCCCCAAATCTGTTTTGAATTATTTTTTTATAACTACCGCCATTGTACTAATAGATGTGCCACTCTCTTTAAACTCCCCCGCGCTGATTTCAAACACTTCTCCATGTACTTCTTTCAGCCAGTTGCGGAAATCAATACATCTCTTCTCCGAAGCGAATTTCCAGTGTTGGCTGGTTATTGCTGCAAGCGTGCCGCCTTCTTCCAAGCGTTCATACATAAGCCTGACATGCTCTATATCCTGATTACCGAAAAACGGAGGATTTGCAATTATCTTAGTATAACTACCTACACTGTCTTTGGTAAAGTCTTCATCAAGCAATATTACGTTGCTAAGAGTATGAAGAAATTCTCTGTTTTCCGGCATCAGCTCATAACATTCAACCATTACAGAAGGACAAGCCCGGTGGATTGCTTTTATAAGCGCGCCACGCCCGGCACTCGGCTCCAGTACCGTATCATCCTCATGTATCCCTCCGGCAAGCATAACCAGCCAGTCAGCAACATCGGCCGGAGTTTCAAAAAACTGGTAATCCTGCTGTAGGTTGCACCGTTTACCCTCTTTCAGTATGGAAAACACACGTTCCGGATTAAACGGGAACGTAAAACCCTGTATCTTCCCACCTTGCCATGAGCCTCCGGCTTCTTCTATCCACTTCTTTGCTTCAGCATAGGATTTTTTGTTGAATTGAACTTGGGGAAGTTTGAGGATATTGTTCTCAAGAGTACAATGTTTCAGTATTTCTTCCACATTCCATTTTTTGCCTTCGTCAGCCTGTTTCTTCTTTTCCCCAACCGGGGCGTCAGGTGCTAACAGTGAGGATATTTTTTGAACAACCGTATTGCTCGCATTCACGAAGGTATTGACACAGGATAGCGCTTCCATGAGAAATTTTGTATCAACATGTCCGGTCTCGTCATAGACGTCTATCCCTTCGGTCATGGATGACAGTTCATTGAGCTGCGCTACACTACCATGTAACGTTTCGATTAAAATCTTTTTTTTGTTCGTCATAACTTTTCTGTAAATAAATTCTAGTTGTGTCTACACTCCCGTGGCCTAGAAGGTCAGCCAGTTGAATAACATCTTTGTTTTTTTTCAAGAACATTTTAGCAAAGAAATGCCGGAAGGCGTGCGCGTGCATTTTCCTTGGATCAATGCCGCAATGTTTCCCCCATGCTTTCAAGTGCTGGGAAAAGCCACGCTGTGTGATCGGGCCGAATCTCCCTACCGCAAAAATCCCGGTTTTACCATATTCTTTAGCGTAAACCTTCGCTTCCTGCTGAATTGTTTTTTGGAAGAAAAAACGTCTGTACTTGTTACCCTTTCCTTTTAATACTACTTCCCCGGATATGATGTCTTCCCACGTAAACTGTTGGAATTCCGACAGACGGGCACCCGTTGTTCCCAAAACCTTAATAAAGAAGTAATAGTCCTTGTTGGATTTCGTTTTCAGGAAATCCAACAAGCGGTTGTATTCCTCTTCTGTCGGGACATTGTTCACATCGAGCTTGCGCTTCATCTTAGGCCGCTTAAGCTCTATAGGCTTCTTCAGCCATTTGGAAAATCTTTCTATTGCTGTAATCCGCAAACGGATGGTAGCGGGAGATAATTTTTCTTCTTCAAGACTTTTTATAAACCTCCTGCAATTATCCATGTTTACCTCATTGGCGTATTCGAAATACTTCTTCATGGATGTGTAATATATATAAACTGTATGAGAAGAGTAATCATTGTTGTC